ACGTCTCCAACTGACAGATGATTTTCGGCGCGATAATTCTCAACTGCTTTTAACAAACCTTCGTAAGAATGCGATGTCAATTTAGCGTCAGAGTCGTAGTAGTGCCAACCTCCCGGTGGAACCATGCCGATAATTACTTTTGCCATGAGTTCAATCCTAATATTCTAAAGCGTTAAATTGTGCAAGCATAATTTATCATTTATGATAAATAAAGCAAGTATTTATTGGTTAGTGCATCATATTTGATAAATAAATCAAACCACATTTGATTATACGCTACTTTTGATATGTTTGATTTATTCGCTAAAGTCGATAAATTCTATCTTATCCACGATAGAGTTCAATCCACGATCCATTAACCGAGGAACTTCTTTTTTATTTTCAACCATAGTCGCAGTTGATCCTGCGCGTTGTCTCATAAGAAATACCAGCATTGAAAGCGAATCCAATGCGTCCGGTGATGGTTGCCGTGTCCGCTTAACATAATCTTTTTTACTTTCAACACGAACCATGCCTTTACCTTTCTGCATATAACGCCTTCCAGTAGCTTGACGCACAAGCTGATCATTGCGGAACCCCGGTGATATTTTGAGATATTCAAACTCAAGATACTTTGACAAACCAAAGAGCAATTCCGTAACTACCCCGTTGTAAAGCTCGCTCGCCTTCTGCGTGTCATCGCCAAAAATATGCGTGTCGGTTGCTGCCCAAGAATAATTAACGCCAAGAACCTCATCACCAAACAATGTTTTTAGCGAGTCATGGATGCCAGCACCATTGCCAGTTCTGTCTACGCACAACCAGTTTGGAGCAATCTTCATGTTCTTACAGAACTTGATTATGTTGTAAGTTTGTTCCAGCGTTGCCGCCTTCGGAAATGTGATCTGCGAATCTAGTTGCAAGACAGTTCTCGGAGTCTTGAATGGAATGAATTGACCACTTGCTGGAGTCCATCCATCAGTCAGTCCAAATCTTCCGAAAGAGCAGACAACGCTATCGTTGCCTTCCAATGCCAAATCGAACGCTGCTAGAGGCACTACAGGCCCAATAAACCGCACGTTACCCATCGCGTTATCAAGCATCGACGGAGTAATAATTGCCATGCTGATGCCTTCCTGCGGAAACCAACCACGCGCCATCGTGAAGTATTCAGCGGTTCTGCCTTTGACCTCGTATGCCGTGTAGCCTTCATTGGTCTGCAAGCCGGGGAAAACAATTTTCTGTTCAATAACATTTTCGCATCGTGCGGCATCAAGTCGCAAGACGTGCCAACCATCGCGTGAATTCCATTCAAAGTCATCCTCGCAATCAACGGAACCCCAACCTCGCTCTGGTTCACACCGCTTGCCAAACTCGCTTGTTCGATCTTTTGGGTTTGATGCGGCAAAAATTTTAATGCGTCCTTTTGCGCCTTCGGTATCGGCAGCGGACAAGATGTTCTGCAAGCCTTCCCAAACGCCAGCGGGGACTTCTTCAGCTTCGTCCAACACAACATGAGTTCTTGACATCTGACCCCATTTCGGATGCGGCTTGCCTGCCCGTGGACTTGGGTGGAAACCACGGAGCGTTCCAGTTCCACTATCGCCTTTTGGGATAGCTACAAGGTGAATGCCGTTCTTGGAGTCATTATTTGCCTGTATGCTCTTTACAAGTGTTTCACTTCCATCAAATTCTGGTCTTACCAAGGCGGTCGTATAAAACTTTTTAATAGCAGCAAATACGTTGCGTTGAGCGTGTTCAGCAGTAAGTGAAACAACTTTAATACAAGTGTAGTGAGGATCACGCATCCAGTCCAGCAGAAACCATGCCGCTGCACCAAATGTTTTTCCCATAGCACCAGCACCTTGTATCAATAACTTGTCGTGATCAAACAGGCATCTCCATGTATCCATCGAAGATTGTGGTCGCCAATCATAAACCTGTTGACCCCACAAAACAGTTGCAGCCGCCTCAAATTGATCTTTGTTAAGTAGTTCGTTGACAAACTGCAACAATACATTCCTCGCAAATGGCAAGTCTACTTTAAAATTACCAGTTGTATTTGAAACATTTGTAATTATGTATTTGGCAGCAAGCAATATCCCGCGATCCTCGTCGGTCGCGTTATCAACCTCGGCACGAATTTTTTCTGCTAAGGCAATTGCGTTTTTAACTTCTGATGTCAAATTAGTTCTGGCAATTTTCGTTCGTGAACCATTTCATTTATAACCTTGCGGACATGATGCAATGTCTCAACACAGCATTCTTTACGCACTCCAGTCTCGTCGTCAATGTAATGCGTGAATTCACCAGAATTGTAGCGCACTGCTGATCGAAGCTCATTGTCAATGTCGTTCAGCGTCAACAACGCATCCAGTCCAGCACAGGCGTATTTGAAATCCCATTCCTGCTCTGGCAGATTAAATTCAAGAGTTGCTTTTGCTTCCATCTTCAATCCTCCCTTCAGCTAACCAAGCTCGGATGTTTGACATCTCATCAAACTCCTTGCTCCATTCTTCTCTTGTAATCTCTCCCGACATATATTTGTCGTTAGACTTACGTTGCGATTCTGCTCTTGTCATTTTATTCGTTATCTTTGTTGGATTCATTAACTACCTTAATAGCATCAGTAATAATTTCACGCAATCTATTCAATGCGTGTTCATAGCTATCACATTCCTCTTCAATCCTGTCATATACATAACCATGATGGATTATAGAATACACTGGTTCGTAACCATAACTCCATTTAGTTTCAATATACCAATGGCAGTCACGATCCTTGTGATGTTCTCCACCGATCAAATCATACCATTCCTGTGTTAATTTTGTTATTTCTTGTTCTATATTCATGTATTTTTGTTAGAATTTGTCACAATTTGACAGATATGTGCAAGAATTTTGTTTATCTTGACTCCATCCTGCACCCTGCATGAAGTAATTCGCGTTGGATGAAACTCTCTTTCGCTATCGCTTACCTCAACGATATTCAGAATATCCAAGAATTCCTTGCAAAGTGATTTCAAATCCTCGTTCTCATATCGAAGTTTGTAAACCTCCGTTGGAGTCCAGTCAGCAGGACATCCGCACTCTCCTGCGTCATACGCATGGCACTTGCAATCCTTGCCGGGAAAATATGTTTTAAGATTCTTCCTCTTCTTCTTCATATCCCATGTCCTCGGTCAGTCTTGAATGAAATGTATCTTCGCCATCATCACCAGACAGCAAGTAATCAATCCTCTGAATGTATGTCGCGGCAGCAAGAATGAAAGTCACGCCAAGCATAAACTCGTAAAGCGTTTCCTCTTTGTAATTTTTTCCAATGCGATCTCCCCACTCGTTGACCTCATTAGAATCGTTCTCTTGAACAATCCTCTCAATCTCATCAGCAATATCTTCCAACTTATATTGCACATAATCCCAATGTCCTCCGCTCATATTTTAAAAAAGTTTTGATCTAACCAAGTTACAGCAACTCCTGCATCAATAACGTCTTTAGGTTCAATGCAGTTGTCGCTAATTATTCCGTGATCCTGCAATGCGTTCATAGCTTTTACAGGGTTAATTTTTTCGTATTCAAGATATTGTTCAAGTGAGTTCATCGCTTTCCGAAAATTGTATCGAAGATGTTCATGGCAGATGCATTATGTCTAATTGGTTCTGGATAATCGTCTTCCTTATCATCATCATCAAACTCTTGGTTGAATCCAGCTTGAAATGCTATGTCCCAAGTCTGATTGAACATTTTGCGCAAACCTCTAGCAGACATTGTGATGGTTGTATCTCCATCAAATGATGGATTCCTATCAACATATTTTGACCATAGTTCTTGCTTTTTCATAATTCAGATTTTTTAATGTCAAAAGTTGAATTTGAATGCAATGATATTTGGTCTGTTCTGAAATGAAATATTTTCCCACCATCCTCCAATCCAATAGTCCAAATATCGCTTTCAAATGTTCCGCTATTAGATGCGTAAATAGCGTAACCTCGTCCAAGCGGAGTCACTACTAAAATTGAATTTTTAAACTCAAGCATTTATTAATTCTATTCCGAAATCTGCCGCAAGAAGAATCGTCGATTCATCCGTTGGATAGGTTTCGCGGTAGACGATACGACGAATTCCGTATGATGCAAGAGATTTTAAACAGTCATTGCATGGCAGTGTTGTGGACGCAATCAAGCGGCATTCTCCGGGTTTGACATGGCGCAATGCGTTCTGCTCCGCATGGACAACATACTTCCTCCTGCGTTCACGATCAGACCAGTCCTCGACCATGTGCGCTGGAAATCCATTGTATCCACAAGCTGCAATCGTGTTGTCATGCCGCAACAACACAGCACCAACCTGCCTCCACGGGTCTTTACTCTTCTTCGCTACCACCTCGGCAATGCCAAGCGCATATTCATCCCAGTCGCTCATTGGCAGGACTCGCACTCTTCACCAAGGTTGCAGGCAACTCGCTCGATCTTGACATCTTCAAAGTCAGACTCAATGTCGGGAATAGTTTTTTCTTGTTTGACTTCTTCAACCTTGTCTGCTCGCGCAATCGCCTGCTCGTTGCTATACCTGCCGCTCGCATAACGTCTGCTTAGTTTCTCCCTATTCGCGTTAATGCAATCTTCAAGCGACATATCAAGCTCATTCAACAGGCCAGTAAGATAAAACAAAATGTCTCCCGCCTCCTCCTTGATGTTGTCAATATCAATCTGCTTCTGGTAGACGCAATGTTTCTTGACTGCATCAAGCAACTCTCCTGCCTCTCCAGATACTCCCACTGCCATGTGGAGCATATGCGCCTGCTGTGGTGTCAACTGCCTCACGATCTCCGCTCCGGGCTTGACGATTGAATTTACGAACTGCTGGTATGGTGTTGTATTACTCATTGTGTGTATGTGTTGAAATATGCTCTACCAAAACATCCAGACTCCGCAAGCTGAATCGTTTGACCTACCTTTCCAATCCATGCGTCCAGTCTCAATTTTGTCAATTCAATTGGATGACCATCGTGCGGCGGAACGTTGACCCATTCAAAAATGCGAAGTGTCTTTGCTGACTTCAGTGCGTTCTCAATGATCAACTCTGGATCGTCTGTGTGCTGAAGGCAGTTGTATATCCACGCTTCGTCATAGCCAGTGTCAAACATATCCTCTCCTCTGCCGATTCGTGAAGCTATGCCTTTTGCGTCATACCTTTTGTAAGTCCAAGATGGATATTGTAGTGGATCAACAACAAGCGATCCTCGGCAAAGATTTATTGTTTTGAGAAGCATAGATGTCGGCCCACCACCAATATCAACAATCAATGCACCAGATACATCGAACGAGTAGCCAACCCGCTTTAGTCCCATGTAGCGAGCGTAGACATAGTGTTTTTGATCCTCGTCAAAGGTATTGCAGCAGTCTCCCCAGTATTGCGATTCAAACGTGTAGTCGCTCATGTTTGTTTTTAAGTTGTTTAATTTCTTCATTTAAACTTATAACTAAATCCATTAAATCATTCTCGTGGCAAGTTATTGAATATAATTTTTTTTCAAGCTCATTCAGTTTTCCTTTCAATTCCACCCATTCATCTTCAGTTTGCTTTGCAATTACCCTCCACTTATTGCGTTCACGCTCAAGTTGGCGAGCAAAAATAACAGGAATGTAAACAGAACTTGATTCATCGCCACAAGTAGTTACTGAGTCTTTGATTGTTACTCCCGAATATTTTTCTACTTCATCTATTTTTGGTGTATCACTCATATAATGCTTGGATAAAATCTTGTCATGGCATCGATGCCGTTGCCGTCTGCATACCATCCTGCGCCTTCGTAGACATCAAGGACATCGCTGAAATACTTCTCATACATTGGAGCAACTTTCTCCAGCGTGAAGTTGTTTCCGAATCGATAGCAGTCCCACGGATTGATCTGGTCGATATTTGCGACCGCATCCACAAAGTCACCCATCGTGCGGCATCGATAGCCAGTGATGCCATGCAGGTTGTTCTCCGCGAAGCTACCCCAGTCAGTTGTGATGGTAGGCGTTCCAGATAGCAGGTTCTCAATTTGAACTCCTCCGAATGGTTCGACATACATGGAAGGCAGGAAGCTCGCCTTGGCATTTGCCATGAGCTTCTTGCGCGTTGGAACGTCAGCGTAGCCTACATACTCAACATGGTCTGGTAGCTTGTATCCTTCCTCCTTCTGACCAGCTATAACCAGTTTGACTCCTGCTCGCTCTGTGGCCTGTATAGCGACATCAACGCCTTTGCCAGAGTAAACCCTGCCAAGGTAGAGGAAGTAGTCTTCCTTCGCGCTATTGTAGTCGAAATCTGCGACATCAAAGTAATTCGGGATGACGACATCATACCAATCTTGTCGGCAGCTACCAACCGATTGTAGTCCGCAATATGCGTGATAGATGGCATAGCTCTCCCATACCTTCCAACGCGCCCAGTGACCTCCTGCGTATCCTATGCCGGGTTCAACGCAGATGAGGTCTGGATGAGCGTCACAGACAGGACGAACACCAGAACCCCAGAACGGCAGGATGAAGTCATGCTTGCGCTTGCGTTTGCCAACCTCGCGGATGGCATTGGCGAAGAAGGTTTGGTAGGCATGGTCATTCATGTCAAACTTGAAGAATGTCTTGCGCCAGTCATGCGTTCCGTAGGACTTCTTGAAGTCATCGTTGGTCAGCACAGAGACGTGTTCCGTGCAGATGAGGTCGGAGTCTTCATGCCCGTAGTGGATCACTTCGTGACCCCGGTTTGTCATCATCTTGCCGAATTTAACTACCTTCTGAGTATATGCACAGGCATTAAACTCCTTGCTGGTAACTGTATGTGGTAATCCGAGGATATGGAATCTCATGTTATTTATCTTTGATCTCAGTGCGGGTGAGTGCGTTATACATATCTGATGGTGATGCTCCTGCATGGAATGCAGCTTTAGCGTCATTGATTGCCTCCTCCAGAGCGTCAATGTAGCAATTGTCCTCCATAAGGTTTCGACGAAGTGCCTTGATAGTCGATTTGAGGCTATCAATCTCATCCTCAATTTCCATTGTATATTGCTTTCCAGTAAGCGTTTCTGCTGCGGTTTTAGTTGATAACTTCATATAATCTGTGTAGTAGATAATGGATCACTTTTCCAGCGTTAGTTGTTTAGCATCTTCAAGTTCGATGATTTCTGGATCATTGCTCCGGTTAGGAATATTGAACGATAGCGTCAAGTTTTGGTTGTTGTTAGACTCAAGCTCGATTTTGTCGCCATACTTCTTCTGGTTCCATTTACCGATTAACCGGATTCTGGTATCAATGCGAATACGCTTGTCAGCAGGATCAAGGATTGGGTCGTCGGCAATGGCGATGCACTGGTCAGCCAGAGCGTGAGTGCCAAGCTCTCTTGCGTGCGCGGATTCGTCTCTAAACTTCTCATCCTCTTTCATCCATCTCCATAACGTATTGTAGTCTGGCATACCGGAGTCATTGCAGACTGAAGTCATGGTTTCACCGAGCGAAAGTCTCCTGCAAATCTCATCAGATAGCTGTTGATTGAACATTGTCGGTCTTCCACCTTTATTTTTTTTTTTTGTAACTTCTTCGCTCATAATCTATTTGCAGTGGGTAAAAATAAGTCTTGACGTGTTTTGAGTTGTTGTTATTATCTCGGAAACCGAGGTGTTAGTGCAGTATGTTTCCTCGAAAGTAACAATTCTGTTGCTATCATCTTCAATCATCGAGTTTCGCTGATTTCGATTTCTGTGTGTTCTTCGTTTTTGGTTTTGACCTTGACTTGCCTGAATTCGACTTCGATGTCTTCGGGCGAGTCGTCTTTGATGAGTTTAGCGTAACGTAGTTGGTCAATAAGCGGCTTACATCCTCCTGCGTAGTTGTCGCAGTCGAGGGGTTTTGTGCTAAATCTCGTAATGCGGATGCGAGTGCGGTTGCCGCGAGTTTCTTTTCTTTGCAGTAGTGTGACCAGTGCTTGTTGAGTAGGCCGTTGAGTGACGGGGTTAAGTATCTTTGTAGGACTAGGTGAATACGATCCATCTTGGTTGAGTTGATATCCTTTCTGTGCGAGTTGGTCTTCAGTCCAGTTCATACATGATTCAACAGTTCAAAGTTATTCA